TTCCTTTGCTTCTTCTAATTCAAATTTATCTAATATTTCGGTTTCATCTGCTTTATACATGGCACAAAACCAATTTTCGTTTTTTTGTGCATTGTTATAAATTTCCCAAAAATCATTTTTTCCTTTTGGCGTTCCTATAAAAGTCGCTTTACCTTGCCTGTCTGCTAATGATGGCCTGATAACCATTGGCCAAGCGTTTGCGGGAAAGTCGGCAGGCTCGTCTAGTACAACGCTATCAAAATACAAACCACGCATAGCATCGTAGTTGTCAGCCCCAAATAGCCTAAATCTAGCCCCATTAGGAAAGTCGGCACGAAGTTCGGAAGTATTGTAAACAACCCCTTCAACGTCTTTTGTATATTCTAACAGGTAATCCCACGCTATTGCCTTGGCTTGTCTGTAGTATGGCGCAATATAAGCAACCCTGACATTTTTGCGGTCTGTGGTTAATGCCGTTTTTATTAAATCGTTTATAGCCGCCACTGTTTTGCCAAACCTACGGTGAGCAACAATTACAGCAAATCTTTCTTGGCGTTTGTGAAAACTTTTTACTAGCTTTCGGGGGCGGTAGTTAATCGTCCTCGTCGTCATCGTCCAACCACTTATAAGCTATAACGTGTTCGCCTGTGTCGCCTGCGCCTTCGATGCGTTGCGTTTCTTTCCACCCTGCCCTAGTTTTTAAATAAAATATTTGTGCGCCCAAGTCACCCGACCTAGCTTTTTGGATTAAATTTTGCGCTACAAATCCAACAGCCCTAGCTTTTCCCTTTTTATATAGTGCAGAAACTTCCTCATCCCTTTCCAATATATCAAAGAAAACACGCCTGCTTATACTGAAATAATCAGCTATCTGTTCTGTTGTTAAAACTGCCGCCAATGTTTCAACTTCACGTTTTTGCTCATCCGTTAAAACTATTTTTGGCCTTCCGCCTTTGTTTATTTCAGACATTTTATAACCTATTGAAAAACCTTCTTAATATGTAGGAACGTGCTAACGATATAAAAGTAAAAGCTAACGAAATAGATAGTGCATCATATGTAGTTACGTCATAACCGTGCAAAGGCAATATAACATAAGTTGCCGCCGTTGCTACAATATATCCGACAGCAACATTTGTTGTTGCCTCAACCATACTCATAATTTTAGTTTGACTCTGCATAAGTTTTGCCTGTTTGTTCGTTTATTGCTTCTTGCCCTGTGTAATCTTGCCAACGTTTAATAATAACATCACAATATTGGGGATCGAGTTCCATAAGTCTGGCGTATCGATGAATCTTTTCACAAGCCACCAACGTTGACCCAGAACCCCCGAATAAATCTAAAATAACATCGTCGGCCTTACTACTGTTGTTTAATGCCCTCTCGATAAGCTCCACAGGTTTTTGCGTTGGGTGAACGTATTTTTGCCGCGCCTCTCTTTTTTGCTCCCATATGTCAGTCTCCGTGCGACCACCATACCACGAATGCGCTGACCCTTCTTTGAAACCATATATTATAAATTCATATTGGTAACGGTAATCTTGCCAACCCATACCCCCAGAGCCTTTGTTCCAAACAATACAACTTGAAACATTAATACCCGAAGTTGACAGGTTTAAATAAAACCGAGGATAGCTATCTTTCCATTTGCAACAAATATAATATGCCGCTCCACTTTTAACGTTTGCATAAATTGTTGATAAAAAACCTTTTATGAAATCCTCAAATTTATCGTCGCTCATTGCATCGTTTTTTATACCCTGCCTTAAAAGTTCGTTTGAGCCACGGCTTTTGTAATCAGCGTTATACGGCGGGTCGGTAAAAACCATATCTGCTTTTGAACCGTCCATTAAATTTTCAACCGCATCTATGTCGGTGCTATCGCCACACATTAATCTGTGATTGCCTAAAACCCAAATATCACCTTCAACCGTTTTAGGTTTTTGCGGAGGCTCTGGAACATCGTCCTCATCGGTCAAGCCTTCATTATCTGGCTCTTGTAATAATTTAGCCAACTCGTCGGCATCAAACCCCGTTAGGCTTAAATCAAATTCTAAATCTTTAAGTTCTGAAAACTCAATTGATAACATATCAGTGTCCCACCCTGCATTTAGGGCCAGTTTGTTATCTGCTATTACATAAGCTTTCTTTTGTGCTTCCGACCAACCATCGGCCAAAATACACGGAACCTCTTGTAAATTAAGCTTTTTTGCCGCTAGGAGCCTACCATGCCCCGCAATAATTTCGTTATCGGCATCAACCAAAATAGGATTAGTAAAACCCCATTCTTTTATACTTGCCGCAATTTGTGTTATTTGCTCATCGCTATGGGTGCGACTGTTTCGTGCATAAGGTATCAGCGTTTTAATGTCCCTTCGCTCAACCTTATCAGCAGGCCAAGACCGTCCATTACTCATGGGTGCGCCCTTTCGTTTATTTATTCATTATAACAAAAAAAATCCCCCGCGCAAGGCAGGGGAAAGTTGGCGAGGTATTGAGTCCGTAAAAAAGCAGTATAAAGCGGAACAATGTCGAACAGGGAGGAGTTCGTGACCTCGCTACCTGTGTAACATAATCTAATCATTTTTCATACGTTTCAAGTATTCTTTATATGGTTGTAGTTGTTTTTCTGCAACAAGGCCAACCCTTACCATTTGTTCAGCAAGCGAACCAAAAACATAATTTTCGCCTACTGGCTCACCGTTATTTATTCTATCGGCGTTAATTTTAAGTTCGTTGGGTTCGTATTTTTCAGGTGATAGTTCCCTAAATTCAGGCCGCTTTGGTGCTATTGCTTTTGCTGATTTGCTAATTTCTTTTGCAGTTGGCCAAGTCCTAGTTTCTAAATTAGAAAGTATGTTTTGCTCAAAGTCTTGAAACCATTCAATATAATTTTTGCTTGGTGCTAATTTTATAATTTGGTTGCATAGAAACTCAGCTTCGCTTTTCATGTTTTCATCGTTATTTTGCACCGCTCTAGGAGCATTTAACCGCCCCAACATTTTTAACGTTTTTTCTTTAAGTTCATTATTTCGCATTTAACATCTCGCTTAAAACTGTTTTTTGTAAATCTAAATTATTATTTGGCTGTTCATATTCATCATACCAACGCTCTTGATTTAACCATGTACTGGCGTGAGGTAAAAATTGTTTCTTTGTATCTTTATGAAATTTTATAAAAACATCTAATTTTTCCATAAGTTCTTCAAAACTAATTTTCATTATTGCTCTTGGAAATGCCTTTTGTGCAGGCTGTTTTGCTGTTTTTCTAGGATACTTTTCCCAAAACTTATTAAACTGTTCTACAACCACATCAATAGACCGTACTAATATAATAGGTTCATTGGGTGGTTCTTTGGGTGGTTTGGGTGAACCGTGTGCAGGGGTAGGGCTGAATGTCATGCCGTGGTAGGGGTGAACGTCATTCAGGGGTGGTCTAGTTGAAGGTAATTGGCTAACTATTTGTAAATTAATTTGATAATCTATCGTGTAACCGTGGCGGCACTCTTTTTGCCCTGTTACCTTTAAAACACCCATTGCCAACATTTCTTTTATATGCTGACGAACAGCGCGGCTAGACATTTCTAAATCTGCCGCCATGTTGCCTTTACTCACCCAAATACCGCTTCCATCGTCACTGGCCTTATCTGCCATATACATTAAAATTGCTTTTTTTGTGGGTGAACCTATTAATTTTGTTTGAATTACGTTTGAAACTAGGTTACTCATTGTTTTAGGTTACTCCTTGTAATCTATTAGTATTGCAAAATACTTCTTCTTTATTGCTTATAACCCTCAGAGTTGTGAAATCCTCTGGGGGTTTAATTATGTTGAAACCCATGTAACGGAATCTTCTTGTAAGTAATCAGAAAGCCTTTCTACCGTTGAAAATTTAGGGTCAGTTTCATTATTTATTATCTGATATAAAACAGGTCTTGACACGTTAGCATTTTTTGCAACCTTTGTTAAGTTCCTATCTCGTAGTTTATGTCTTATTTCATCTAAACTTAAAATTACTTTGTTATCCATTTTAACCTCTTTTGTTTACATTTATTATTTTTATCCTTTACAACGTTAAAAATAGTTTGTAAAGTGTTTTTAGCAAAAAGGAGAAATATTATGACAAAACTAAGACCACCCCCTGTTGCAGTTAAACACGCTATAACTGAAGCTGTTTGGGAATTTACACAAAAGCTTGGAGCAAATGCTCCGAAGCATGAGCATTTTCCTACTGGTTGGCATAAGGTTGTAGAAGCGGCTATAGATAAAGCTTACGACAATTATGCAAGTAGCGAAATGGGTAACATAGAAATCGAATTAGAAAGGTTAGCCAATGCCTTTAAATAACAAAGAAAAGGAGACTATTTGGAAAGTATTTAAAACTTTAAGAAGTACATCAAACCAAATTTCTGATTGCCAAGATTTATGGCTTTCAGATGTAAGAGATATAGAAACCGCTTTTTGGGCTTTATATCATGAATTTAAATTTATTAGAAATAATTGTGAGAAAGAAAACAAATGACTAAAATACCAGAACGATTAATTGATTTAATTAAACAAGTTGGCTTAACAGAAAATAAAGCCACTTGGAATTGCCACGGTACGCCAGTGGTTTTACACAAAGCATTAGAAAAAATAGCTATAAAAGAAAATATAGTTTTTGATGCGCCAACTATTATAGAAAGCAATATAAAGGACAAACACGTTGCTATCTGTGTGACAGGCCATAAAGGTGATGCGACAGCTTGGTCGATAGGCGAGGCCGCACCTTACAACACAACAAATAAATATCCCTATGCTATGGCAGAAAAAAGAGCCAAGGACAGGGTAATATTAAAGTTGCTTGAGTTAAGTGGTGATGTTTACAGCGAAGAAGAAGCTGACGAGTTTAAAAACGAAAAGCCAAAAAACAGCGAACCTAATTTAAGTATAAGTTTAGATGAGCGTGTTGAAGCAATGCTTTTATTTTACGAAGAATGCAACTTAGAGCGTTTTCTAGCGGCAGAAAAAAGATACGAAAAAATGCTTAACTCTGTTGGTATAGGCGAAAATGAATACGCCAAAATTGTGGAAGCGCACGATAAAAGAAAAGCGGAGTTGTACTCATGAAAAATATAACTGCCGTTGGCTATCTAACTAAAGATTGCGAAGTTGTTGAAAACGAAAAAAGTTCTTTTGTAAAATTCTCTATAGCCGTTGACGATGGCTATGGGGAAAACAAAGGCACAATATTTTTCGGCGCACGTTACTTTAGAACAAACATTTCACCTTACTTGCTGAAGGGTAAACTTGTGGCAATAACAGGCGATTTAAAAAAGAACGAATACGAAGGCAAAACGTATTTATCTATAAACGCAACCGAAGTTAAATTATTAGGAGGTAAAAACACCGAAAATAAAAGACTAGCCGAAGGGCAAAAAATAGAAAGCAATAACGAAGTCAAAGATTTTGACGATGAAATACCATTTTAAGAAGGAGTAAACTTATGGAAGATATTACAACACAAGATGGCAACGTTTTACAGTTGCTTAAATCAGGCCAAACGATAACGCCTATAGAAGCTTTAAACAAATTTGGTTGCTTTAGATTAGCGGCTGTTGTGCATAGGCTTAGAAAAGAGCAAGGGTGGCCAATCCATACTGACATTATAAAGCACAATAAAAAACATTGGGCGCAATATTCATTAGACCAGAATAAAGAATTATGGCCAAATTAAATTTACAAGTAATTAAAAGTGGGGGGCAGTTTATGCCCTCTACTGAATACGATGCTAAAAAAATTGAAGAATACAAAGAAGGTCAAGTTTTTAATTTACAACCAACAGGCAAACGCTCCAACCCACATCATAATTTATATTGGGCTACACTTAAAAATGTTTGCGAGGCTACTAACCGATGGCCTACTGAACAGCATTTACATAGCGAACTAAAATGGGCGTGTGGTTATGTCAAAATGCGTTGGAACAGCCTAGCGAGCGCACATATGCGTATAATGGACAGTATTTCTTTTGATGACATGAGCCAAAAAGAGTTTAATGATTACTTCGAACTGGCTATGGAAAAACTAGCTGAAGCAATAGGATACGACCCACTTGACCAACCTAGCAAATAGACCGCCTTTAGGTTTAAAAAACAAAGTAAAAAAAACCAATAAAAACAAGCACTTGACCAGGGTCAGGGAAATGCCTTGTTGTGTTTGTCAAAAGTTTGGTGAGGTGCAATATAGCCCAACAACGGCGCACCACCCTATTCACGATAGATTTAGCACTAAAAAAGCAGATGACTCGCAGGCCATACCGCTTTGTGAAGGCCATCATCAAGGGTTATGGGATAAATCCAAATTAGCTATACATGACAATAAAAAGGCATGGCGCGAAAAATATGGGGCTGATTGGTCTTATATTGTCCAAGATACAGCCATATAAAGCACTGCGCCGCGCTCTGGGTGGCAGTAAACTTTCTTGGCATTGACGCTAGTGACTTGGTTATCGCTGTAGTAGACAACGCCCTCACAGCCGTCTAAAGCTGATTTTATAATGTTATCTATGTCGGGTTTAGTTGTTGGTAAAATAGCACCGTATTCGGCTTCTAGTCTTTTAACCTTAGACCACGACTTAGGTATTTCCATAAACGCTATTATATCAACATGGCAAAATTTAGCTGTTGGGTCTAATTTTAATTCGTGCATTTTCTGCCATGCGGCGGCGTGTATTCTTGTTTCATACTCCCTAGTCTTTTCGGGAGTGTATGCTCTGCCCTGACGGGTAAAACGAGGCCGCCCCTTGCCCTGAGGTTGCCCTGTCACTTCTATTTCTACCTTTATTAACTCCATAAAGCTAAGAATAGCAGATAGCCCCCGAAGGGGCTAACTATTTTTAACTTGCAAAAAATTCTACTGAAACATTCGTTGGCGTTTCACCGCATTGTTCAAGTATGTTTTCGCACATAATTTCAAGTCCAACTAAAGCGTCAATTTTATCGTTATGGCATCTTGCTGTTGAAACTTCTTCATATCCTTCAATTTTGCTTTGCTGTCTTGTAACTTCCTTTAAAACTTTAATTTGCTTTTTTAAAAATGTTACGTCCAAACATTCCATATTTATTTTTGCATTAATTTTCGCCATTTTATTTTTCCTTTTTTTAACTTATATGTAAACAATAGCACACTTATTTGTAAATGTCCACTCCAAAAATTGTAAAGTTACGTTACGTTATTTACAAAAAAAAGAGTTTACACTTACAAAAAGTTATGCTATCCTTAACGTATAAGCAAAAGGAGATTAAAATGCAAACCAAGATAGTAGACATAAACATAAATACTTTTGAAGGAGTTATCGAAGGAAACCTGATTGTTTACGAAAAAAACGGAGACCCAGATGAAGGCTTTTGGCTATCAGGTTTTGACGAAGTTGGAATGTTTGACGATGAGTTTACCGCACCGCAATACGCACTAGAGATGCAAGTGCCTAAATACGGAATGAACGTAGCATAATTTTAACCCTAGCGGGGGGGGCAACCCCCCAGAAAGGAGCCTCACATGGCTAAACGTAACATTAACCTCATCAACAAAAAGTATCGGCATATGATTGCTGATATTGATGTTGAGCCAAGCGGACTCGATGTTTGGCTAAACCGCCCATATCTTTTTATGGCTAGTGAAGCCAGTTGCACCTTTATGCCCTTCGAACTTTTCGAAGATGATGAAGATGCTTTTGCATCGGCGGTAAAGGCAGTTAATGACGAACTAGCCGACACTTATAAAATAGACCCAAAATCTTGGGACGAGGGAGGGGCTTAACAGCCCCACCACAATTTAAATTTTTAGAAGGAAAAATAAAATGGAACTTAATGAAGAAATTTTGGCAACAATTAGAGTTGCTTTGGAAAACAACAACACGCCAGAAGGGCAAGCCTTGCGTGACGAGTTGGTTAATTTAATAAAAAGCACAGTAGCGCAAGACATGAGTTTTAGAATTAGAATAACCGAATAATAAAAATAAATTAATATTTTACAAAAAAAGGAGTTTACACTTACAAATTTTTAATTTATAACTGACGTAGCAATAAAGGAGATATATATGCTAGATTTTACAAACGATTATGATTTTAACATTTTGGAACTGCCACTAATACCACAAGGCATGACAACACCTGTGGACGGTTGGAAGCTACTGGTACGCGAAGACACTGGCGAACACCTACACGTTCACAAGGCAAGCTATAAGGTACTGCCACACGCTGACGTAGTGCAGGCCACCGAAGACGCTCTAAAGGCTGTTAATATATCAAGTGATTATGACTTTAATGTTTATTGCCATGAGCAAGGTAAGAAGCTTGAAATAGATATTAAGTTTAACAACCTTGTTACTGAGCCTGAAGTTGGTGACCATGTAATGTTTAGAGTAAAAGGCTTTAACTCTTATGACGGACATTGGGCATATCAAACAGTGGCCGATGCTTTTAGACTATGGTGCAAAAATGGTTGCGTTACACCTGACAGCGTTACCGCGATATGGCAACGACACACCAACAGCATTTCAGTAGAAGGCATAGAGCAAAAAATTAAACTAGGTTTGGAAACATTTTGGAATCAAAAAGAACAATGGCAAGCTTGGATGAAAACCAAAGTAGAAAAGGAAGAAGTAGAAAACCTGTTTAGAAAACGTTTAGTTAAAATTAACTCTAAAACTACTGAAGAAACCCATAACAAAAAACAACTAGAAAACCTTATGGGGCAACTACACCAAGAGTTTAAACACTTAGGCCAAAACAAATGGGCGGTTTACAACTGCATGACGCATTGGGCAACCCATACAACAGACACTAAAAGGCCGCACAATGTAACTCGCGAAAGAGAAAGAGCAGTTGGCCAGTTACTAAATACGAAAGTATGGGAGACTTTATAAGAAAATCGGGGGGGAAACCCCCCGAAAGACCTGGGTAAGTGCCTGTTTTTATTGAATAAATTTAGGGAGAAATATTATGGAAATGATGGAATACGTTGAACAATTAGCTAAATATTACGATGCTTGGCCTGATGTGCAAATTGGAACTTCTTCAGTAACAGTTCCAGAAATAGGAAAACTGCTTAGAAATGTTCACTATTATGATTGCAGGGGAATATCAGAATACACCTACGAGGCAAGCCTTTCAGAATATGGCGCAGACTTTAGCATACCACCTTCTATAGACACTATTTTGCCTGCACCCGCTATAGGGCTTTTTGTAGATGTTAAAACCAAAGTTATTCATAACGGACAACATGAACCAGACTCTGTTATGGAAAACACACAAGATAATTTAATATTACTGATGCCTATGACTAAAAAGGTAAATGGCGAAATAATACCCGAAACTGCGGCAATAAAAAATAATAAACCTGTTGTGGGTTATGTTGAACATAATGATGACGAAGAAGTAGAATACCCAGAACTTTTTTATAAAAATTTTGTGGCTTTATCTTGTTGGCTCAGCCCAAACACCATGCCGCACCCAATGGGCGCAATAGAATGTTTTCAGACCGCTTGCCCACAGGACGATTGCGATTGCAAAATTGATGTTTTTAAATTTAGCCACGATTTAGAAACCTTTAAAAACCAAACACAAGAGGCGCGGGATGCGGACTCTACATGGCTTAGACACGTTGCTTCTTTTCTTAAAGTGATTAACAAGCCACGGTTTGTTAAAACCACGCCCTCAGGCAACCGACAACGGCGCAGGGGGTTGAATAGGGGCATGGGGTTCGCTGTAGATGCTTGGCATAGAGTTTCTTGGAATGTTGATAAACCTGTTAATGCTAGAGAACCTTTTGATGAAACTTTTCACAAAATGCCGCTACACTTTAATAAAGGCCATTGGAAAAGAGCCGAACAACATCACCCTAAATCTGTTTTAAGGGATGGCCAGTGGCGCACATGGATAGAAGGGTATTGGGCAGGCCACCCCGCATTTGGCTTTAAAAAGCAGTATTGGACACCTACAAAAAAAATAGCATAATTACAAAAAAAACTATTTACATTTACATTTTTATATATTATACCTTACATATAAGTAATAAAGAGGATTTATAAAATGAACATAGAAGAACAAATAAGAATAGAACTTAGAATAGACCACCCAAACGAGGCTCCAGAAGTTATAGAGCGATGGGTTAGGGAAAGCCTTGTAAGGCGTGAGTATTACCTCAAAGAACTCGGTTATGTACCAAGAAAGGATTTTAAAAATGAGTAATATATCAACTGAATTAACCGTTGACATTAGAAGCAAAGGTGGCTTCGGTGACGAGTTTAAAATTGAAATTTACGCTGACGTGGACAGAGATGGCCACCCTGACAACATAGAGATGTTTTGGAGCAACTACGTTACTAAACAGCAAAAAGAACTTCCAAAATATGTAAAAGCTTTTGTTGAAAACGAATACATGATGGCAATAGAACAAGCTTTATCTATGGAATCCATCGAATTTGATGACACTGCTTATGACTTATGGAAGGAGGATTTCTAATGAATTATGATACTTCAATATTATCAGAATGGGTTACCAAAAAAGGCAATAAGTTTTATTGCACACGTTTCAATGGTTCGATGCGCTACATCGGTTGTTTCGAAGCTGTTTCAGATGGAACTAGAAACCCTGATATGAGCCGATTAGATTGGAAACCAATTATGGACGTTGAAGATGGTGCTAAATATGTTGGCGATTTTACAAGCACTGTAAACAATAATGTTTATAAACTTTGGATTGGTGCTAAAAATGATTGATTGGCAAGATAAAATAATTTTTGTGGCTATGATTATAATGATGGTTATAGCCGCCCTTAACATAGACAGCTTTATGGTGATGCAATGAGTAAAAAGATAAAAATAGAATTAACTGAACCACAATATTTTGCAGTTGTTCAAGCATTGCAAGGACATTGCTTGGATATTATGGGTGCTGAGTTTGTAGACTCAGATATGGCTACTGAAAACTACGTTATAAATAACGCAATAGATGCAATGGATAAAGGACACAAAGAATGGATAAAGTAACAACCCCGCTGACATGGCCAGAGTTAGAAAACTTTGTTTTACAGCATATAGCGACATGGGTGGAAAACGACCAAGAAGTACGAAACGAAGAAAAAAATACTTTTGACCACCACCCAGAACTCTTTAGAACTAGAATGGACGAGTTTACAAACTCTTTTAGAAATAAATGGTTTGTATTTGAAAAGGAACATAATTTAAAACAAAAGTAAAAGAGGCAAAAATGGAAATTAAACCAGAAGATAGGGACACTCGAGACAGTATAAAACGCGATATAGATAGGTTAGAACCTCTAGCCTTACTACCAGAAGCACCGCCATCAGTTAAACAAGACTATAGGCAAGCAAAAGAAGCTATGGCGGTATTAATTAAAAAACTAAGGGAGGAAGGAGTTAGAATATGAAACCTTGGGAGAAATTAAGAAAAAAGCAGGCTATAGAAGTAAAAGAACTTTTTGAATTATTCAGCCACCTAACAATAGTAGAAGCCTCTAGGGCAATGGGCATAGATACAAACTCGCTAAGAACTCACGCATTTAGGTTCGGCGTTGAATTTGCCAAACAGTATGGCGGCAAAACTTCTATAGAAACAGATGCTAAAAAAGTAGCAAACCAAAGAATAACTTTACCAAAAGTTCCTTGGGATATTCGTGGGGAGGATATTAAACGACACTAATGGACACCGACTTAAATAATGGCATTTGCCTCCCCTAATTTCTTATAAAAAAAACGAGCAGTAAACACAATGGAATATTATACGCTTTTGACAATATTTTACCCCATAGCAGAACATGAATTACAGTTTAGCGTTTGGTTTTTATCGGAAAACGATTGTTGGAATATTTTAACAAACAAAAACACTATTTACGATAAATTAAATGCAACTTCTGGACACTGCGATGTAAGCGATGTTTTATCTAAATTAACTAAACCTAAAATAAGACCTTGGTAAAAATAAATTAAAAAATTATAAAAAAAGTGCTTTACACTTACAAATTTATAGTGTAATGTTTACATATAAGCAAAAAAGAGGATTTTAAAAATGAGTAACTATTTTAAAGAACAACCCGCAAAATTTGATTATGGTATTATGCGTTTTGACCAAGTTGACGAGTATATTGACGGACATCACATAAACACGTTTTGGAAGGCAAAGCCAGTTTCTGAAGGCGGCAATGCCGCACAGTATGTTACCATAGAAGATTTTGCTGAAGGAGGATACCTTACTACAATTTACGAACACGATAACAATACAAAAGTATTGGAAGAGTGTGGACCTTTTGACACTATTAGAATGGCGGTTAAAGTAGCAGAAACTAAAGTGTGTATGACATTAAATGTTTAAAAGCTAGAGGGGGTTAATAGCCCCCTTTTTAATTTATTTTACTTTTTACAAAAAAAATACTTTACATTTACAATTTATTAATTTATAATTAACGTATAAGCAAAAAAGAGGATTTTAAAAATGAATGTATATGTTGTAAGCACACAAATTTTAGAAAATGATGGCGCAGAAGTAGGTTCTGGAGCGTTTGCAGAGGGGCTACACCGTTGGAAGTATAAAGGTGGCGACGATTACGTTGTGCAAGGTTTGGAGCGCGAGCAAGACGCTATGGCTTTTGTGGCGGCGATAGTTACCACTAACAATTTAGGCCATAAAGAGTTTGTAAGAAGCGTTAGAACTTATGCAGAATGGCAAACCGTTCTTGACGATATGGACGAGCGCAGTAAAGAATTTTACGAAGAGCAAGCCATAGAGGTAAACCCCAACACTTACAAAAAGGCGGCATAAAAAGGGGGGGCAGTTAGCCCCCTTACCTTAATTCGAAATGTGGACCATCTATAAACGGCCTGCGCCCTTGTGACCTTCTAAGGTCTACATACTCATTCATAGCATCTTCCATAGTGCCTTCAAAGTCGCCTATATCGTCTATATGCCATGCCGCGCCCCATCTAAGCCGACAACCTACTTCCTTGGCCGCACTAGCCATTGCATCAGCTATGTCATCATATACATTTATTTCCCAAACAACTTCCGACCCATCATATGCCACCAAATCGACAGCGTGTGAAAAACCGCTATCTTGCATTAAGTGTTTTGATTTCATTGTTTGGCTTCTACCCATATCGAAAAGCCGTTGTTGTTCTTCGACACTTCGAACGCCATACGTCACGCCGAAGTCAATTTTAGTTCGTTCTATGGCCTTTTTTACTGTAGCAACCATATCAGGGTGAACACCCTCTAGCTTACCCAAAGACCTACTTGATAATTTAAAACTCATTTTTTTGTATCCGTTTTGTTTAGTTTATCGAAACTTCTTGCGCCTGCCATTCCTAACATTCCCAATAAAAGGGGCATCATTACTGACATATCTGCTTGAGGAATAATTACACCAAAACCCGCACAAATTGGGCTTACTATGTAATTTACACCGAGGCCGATTCCTCCGAGCCATCCAATAAGTGGCCTCCAAGACGATTGGAACCAGTTGCCCTTCGCGTCAGCTTTCAATATTTCTAGCTGTGCTAATGCAAGCTCCTGACTGTGGCGGTCTGCCATTGTGGCAACTTCGTGAGCCAATTTTGCCGCTTGGTCTTTGTCAGGAATTACCTTGTCAAGAATGCCGCTAACTGTACCTATTAACTTGTCAATCATGCGTTTTTATCCCTTATGCTATTAAACCCAAAATAACCGACAACGACTCCACTAGCCGCCACAACATAAACGCTTGCAATATCTGTTATAAGACTTGCCGCCACCTCAAAGCCAAGAACAGATGCTAATAAAATAATAAAAGGGTATAACAACATTCCCGCGCAACACGCTTTAACGAGCAATCGCTCCGTGTTTCTTTTCTCGTCTGCATCAGCTATTTTTAATCTACGGTCTTCTATTTCGAGTTGTTGAAACTCTTTCTTACTAAGGTTGCCGTTCTTATCCTTATCAAGCTTGTCGAACTCTGTCATTTGCGTACTCCTGACATATGCGCCTATTATATCCTAAAATTATTAAACGTCCATTTTTATCGTATGCCGCCCATTTTTTGCCATGTTCTATTACTATTGGGTCGTAATCTCCAAGCACGAAACTTTCATGGAGTTGTGAGTTACTAGAATTTTTGCTTTCTCCGCTTGGCTTAGACATTCTTGTTTATCCGAAAATGTAGCTATTTGATAAAATTTTAAATTATCAGTATTTATAAAATGCAAGAATACTAAAACATAAATCACGGCAAATAATCCCGAACATCGAGCCAACCCATATGATGCAAATAGGCCGTAGAGCCGACCAGAGCCGCCGTGAGAAGCAAAACAATAGAAACCGCAGTAAGTGCCAAGTCTGCCCTTTCCTGTGCCTCACGCCTCGCCCTAGCCTCTGCTTCGCGTTTTTCGGCTAATACTTCCCTACGCATTTTCAACAAAGTATTCCAGTGAGAAGGTCCAAGCGATTCACAGATAAATTTTTTCAGTTCTTCTTCAGCTTCAGCCGCTTGCCTGAGTTTCTGAAATCGTTCCATCGCTATAGCGTTCACACTTTTACTTGAAACACCTTTTTTCTGTAGTTGCTTTTTTGCATTATCGGTTGCATCGAAAAATTGCCCGATTTGTTTACTTAGCCCTGCAACGGATTTTCCTGCCGCAAGACCTGTTTTTATGCCTGCGAGAATTGTTATCGGGTCCATTTTATCTACCGTCAGAAAGTGATGGGCGTTTTACTAAAAAGTCTAGTGTAGATTCTAGGGATTTTACTCTAGCTTGTAATTGTATTATTTGATTAAACTGAAGCAAGAAGCCTTCTTGCGTTTCGTAAACATCTTCGAACTCTTGATAAATTTCATCTATAGTTTCGCCGCCTTCTTCTTCGACTTCTATAATGTAATCTATAATTTCTTCTATTTGTTCTGTGTTATGTTCTACATCACGAATTAAATTTGTTCGGTCAGTTGCGTTATTTTCTATTGTGAGAGTTTCGACTTGTTGTGTCAGGCTTTCTATAACTGATGCTTGCGAAGAAGCATACCAAATGCCTCCTCCGACTGTGGAGACTATTGCGACCACCGCAGAAGCGGCAACAGCAATATTTACCTTGGGCAAATCCATTTAATACCCATTAGCTACCAACTTGCTAAATTCACCCGACATTAATTTTTTCTTAATGTACTCATTTAGCTCTGGACTACCTAATTTTGCGCCACATTCTTTCATCCACATTTCTATAACTACAAATGGAATAGACCCTGCAAGCCGCATATCAGATTTACGGTTGTGGCCATCTATGTTGCGCTCTTTATTAAAATCTAAAATGCGCTGAATATCCTGACTGCGGTTAATTACAATTTTACCGTCTTCGTCAAAATATTTTGTTTGTACGCTCATTTTTCTTTATCCCAGTTAAATTTTCCTTTATATCCCAGTGATTCCATTTCTTTTTTTATAGCTAATGCCGCCGCACCGCCAGTTTGCATCTTTAACATTTTTTTCAGCATTTCTAGATATTCTTCTTTAGGTATGTTTCCAATAGTCATTATTTTTTACCTTTCTTTTTTTTGGGAGCTTTGCCGCCTTCCCAAGCCTCATTCACATCTGGAGTTGAAGGGTCATCTGCTTTTAATTTGCCAGTTGCCGTTCTTGCTCGTTTTGGCTTAGTAGCTCCTAACTCTAATGCAAATCCTGCTTGTAACAAAATAGCACCTTCTTCAGAATCAACTTCTATTTCTTCGCCTTTATTAGTAGCAACACCGTTCACAAAAGGTCGCCTGTCAGTTGTAATTTTAACTTTCATAATGTCCTCCGTAGTGATGGGGCATTTCTGCCCCACCTATTCTTATGATGCGTTAATGTCCGCTACAATACCGTGTGCCTTTTGCGAAGTAACTTGTAAGCCATACTCACAAGAAATTAGTCTACGCTCAGACAAACCAGTTTTCGCAAGTGGTTCTTGCTTTGCAGTTTGCAAGTAAGCAACCTCAGCATATGATGGGTCTAGAACAAGAACGTCAGGTGTATAATCTACACTTGACACTGTTCGAACTCGCATATGGCGATTTGGCACGATTTGCACTTCTCCAAAGTCAGAAATATAGACATCAATAGCCGCATTTAGCTTGCTGTCTTCCGCTTCTTTGTAGCGTGTAGCGTTGCCAGTAAAGGTTGAAATTTTTTGCTTTTGCGCTGAACCACACATAACAATTTTTGGTGTAGCACCAGAGTTCCAACAACTAGCAATAACAGTTTTTAGAAGTGCTTCAGTAATCGGACGCAATGTTCCGTCCGTTGCCGCCGCATTTACAGAACCGCTTTCGCCTGAACCTGATGTTGTGCCGTTAGCACCACCAGAACCACGAGAAACGTTAGTAGTTAGGTAAGCAGGCAAACCCGCAGTCTGTCTAGCAGTACCAGACGCTCCTACCGCTGAAGGTACATTCGCCAAGAGCATGGCCTCCATATCGCGTTTTAACTCGCTTAATTTATAAGCTACTTGTTTTGCGACAGTCTGAGCATTCGCCGTTCCGTTCACTGCTTGGTTCGTTGAGGAGACCTCCACGACTTTAGCACTGATTTGAGTGTAGGAACCCTTTCGAACAGCGTTAGTCGGGGCAGTATTGGATAGTCCAACGTCACCCTCGATTTGGCGGTTCGCTCCAGTTGCGGCTAGGTCGACTTCACTCCACTCAAAGTAAGTGTTGTCAACGTTGCGTGTTCCAATAGAGGACATAAGTAAAGTCTCTGTTGGGGTGATGGAAGCCATCGCTTCGGATAGGTCTTCCCTAATTGTAGAAACATCGTATGTTTCGTTGGTATTTGCCGTCACGGCCATGATATAGTCCTTTCTTTAAGACAAGAGATAATTAGTCACATCGTCTAGTGACCCAGATTTTTGCATTCTAGACCGCGCTTCTTTCTGCTTTATCACTTTTGTACCACTAGCAGTTCTTTTTGCTCCCGCTTTTACCATTGGCCTTGCGCCTTTGGTTTTTTCTACAACCTTAGTTTTAGAAGTTTGTAGTTTGCGGTAGGCTACAGCATCACGAACAATTTTAAATTCCCAAGTATGTTTCAGATTACCTAATATTTCAACAGGAACTTGATAATAATCAACAGCTACAGTTTGAATATCCTCCAAAAGTTTTTTACTTTTTTCGGGGTCATTTAACTCTGGCATTTCCTTTTTCAATATTTCAGCTTGTTCTGCCGCATATCGTTGGTCTTGTTCGTACATTATACGTTCATTAGCTTTAGCTTGTTCTTCGGCTTCTGCCTTAAACTTACCAAATTGCTCAACGTCTTGCCGATACTGCTCCATAGCCTCCAAATAACCTATAGGGTCACTATCTTGTAGCTCCTTGGTTGGTTTTATTGGTGGTCTTGGAGCGTCGCCATTTTCGTACGCTTGTAATATTGCAGTAAGTTTTTGACGGTCTTCCTGCAATTCTTGGGTAGTTTGCTCAAGTTGTTTTTTAACTTTTGCATTATCTTCCATACCCTTTTGGATGTAGTCTTGTCCTGCGGCACTTCGCTTTAGCTCCCCAATGGTTGCCTTCTTAATTTCGCCATCGCTTTTATACTCAAGCTCCATATCATCAGAAAGTTCAAAGGGAACGGCTGTATCCTCATCTAGCCCATCCTCATCCACGATTTCTTCTAAATCATCGCTTTCGTGGTCAGCGACATCTTCACTTTCGGCTACTTCAACCGTTTCTTTAGTCTCAGTGTCCTGAGGTTCCTCAATAACAGCTTCAGTAACTTCGTTTAGATTATCTTCTAATTTTTGTGGCGGTTCAGATATTAAATTCGCAATATCGTTAATACTGCCACTGTTAGGTTCAGTGCTCATGAGCGTCCCTTGCCTTTCGTTCTATGAGTTTTTCAGCATCTACATCAGCCCTTAATAAAAACTCAATTTCATTTAACGCCCGATAAATGGCGTGAGCATCCTCACGTTTTTCCACCTCTGACGCGCTCGTATTCGCGATTAACCGTAATTGGTCTTCTCGCAAATCTTTTATAATGCCTTGAAATTCTTCGTTATTTAATAAATTTCTGGCTCTAATAGCTCTTTTCTTGTAATCCATTCATCATTTCTTCATTATGCGGTCTTACCTTATCTTGTTCGGCTTTTATTGCCGTTGTGTCAACCGCAGTTTCATATTTACCCAATATTTCCGCAACCTTAACCGCCAAGTCTTGAACCATTTCGTCACGCTGTAAATCATCTTTCATAGCTAATTCGTGCATTCTAAATTTATCATCACTAGCCGCTTTCTGCGCGTCAAGTTGCAATTTGGCCATATCTACTTGCGCCCTTGTCTGTGCTTTCATTTGCTCAGTTGCCATAAATGCTTGGTTCGGGTCAGTTTGTTGTTGACCTTGTTGCATCATTTGCTGTTGCATTTGCGCTTCTTCTTGTTTTGCCATTATTAACTCTTGTTCTTTTTCAAAAGTTACTGGTAAATAGTAACGGTCTGTGTTTCTTAAACCTACTGAACCTAATAAATCAGCCAAAGTATTTCGAACGTTTGTCATGGTTACTAAGCCATTTTGCGCTCCGTACTGTTGCCAAACTGACATTTGCATTTGCAAAGTTTCGCGCAACACTGCTGATTTTTCGGCTTGCTGACCTGTTCCTATGCCAACGTTTACAATCATATCAGCGTCAGCGTTCCAACTGCGTGGGTCTACTTCAACAAATTCATTATTTAATCTTATTATTTCTTCTTTATCTGCGTTATTTATTATGCAGTGCGCTATAAGTTTAAATAATCTTCGCATACCGCCTTCTGCTAAATTTCGCGCTATTACTTCTGCTTGGCCTGCCGCTCCTTGCATTGTTGCCGCTATTGCTGTTGCACTTGCTGATTGCAACACATCAGCGTTTAAGCCTTGTGAGGCTTTGCTTATACCTGTTTTATTGTCAACTAATTGGTCAAAATATTGTAGGGCGGGAAGGGTTGAACCCGCCGTAAAAGGAACAACTTGCTCACGAATAGAACCCGCTTGCTTTACTCGCACTATTCTTCCTATTTCGTTGTTAAGCAAATCATCAACTGAAACTTGGCCATCTACTATTTCGAGACCAGGATTGTTAGTCAACGCAACGTTATCTAAAACGCCACGAAGCATGGAAGTTGCCGCATCTTGGTCGTCCATAACTAAGTCAACCAAACTGCTACCGAAAAAGGCGTGAGGTTCGGGGTCAACTTCAAATATTGCAAACGGCACTTCATCTGCTAATTCACACGAAAGAACTTTGTAACTAGAACCGCCTAGAATAAAACGATACATTAAAGGCTTTCCAGTGCCTTCTTTATCTATTTTCATGTAAGCTTCTGTTACAACGACTTTTCTACTTGTTGGGTCGGCACTTTCATCATCGTCCTCGTCAACAGCGTAATTTCTACGTTCAAACTCGCTTTCAGCTTCAAACGTTGACATATTGCCTTGCAAGTTATGAACTTCTTCATGGTCAAAATCCATTGCAAGCAAATCGCCAATAGTCATATCTGTTCTGTGGCCAATCACAAAAAAGTCATCAATACTGCGAGCGTTTCTATCTACAAAAAATTCTTCTGGGGGTATAGAAGTTATAGTAATATCACCGTTTGTTATTTCGATGCTCATTTTTACATCGTGCATAATTGTTTCAGTGCCTATGCCTTCTTCATCTAAAGTTCCTATAGAATTTTTTGTATGCTCTAAAACCGTTACATTGTCGGGTTCTGTTAAATAAGCAAACTCGTCATCTGTCAGGTTGTGCGCTTCGTGTACTTCAGTTTTTGCAATATCTTCAAACATTACTTTGGCTATGCCAGTTTTCTTAACCATTGCATCTTGAAAAACATCGTTAAGCAATCTATAGCCGTTATTTTGCATAAATTTATAATTAGCAAACTTGGTCATTTGCTCACAAACCTGAACGTCTTCTGGCATTCTGGGAACAAACTCTACAACGTTTTCAGTGCTTAGAAAAACACGTTGGATAGATGGTTTTAAACTTTTTACCACTTCACGGCATTTTGTAGCTACCACTCTTGAGCGACCGTCTTCGTATCCTATGTCAACTTCGCCATCGTAATAACGCTGTGATTTTAATCTTGGCTCAGTTATTTCAGCTTCTATAAAATCAACGGCATCTTCCACGGCCTTTTGTATAATGCCTTGAACTGTTACGTCATCCATTGCCTCGATTTTCATGGCTTATCCTTTTAATAATATGCGTTCGGTGAACGGTTGCCAGTAAGTCTATTTAATTCTTCTTGCATTGGGTTAAGTTGCTCAGAACCTCCAACAGTACCGCCTGCTCCCGCGCCTGCGCTTGGTCCTCTAAACATTATGGGGCTAGCCTCCTCAGCCGCTTCACCCGCCACAAACCTTTGTAGGCTATTTATAATAGGTATCTGGTTTACTGCTCGACCTAACCTACTCATATCTAAACTTCTATAAAGTTGGGCTAAGATACCTTGCGCGGCGTATGCTGTATTAGAAACGTTTTTTGTTGTGTCTGTAACTCGCCTTGCTACTGATGCAAAACGTTTTAAAAGTTTTATTTCATCTGCCGAAAACAACCCGCGCATAACTTCTGGATTATCTTGCGTCATTTTAAACAAAAAATTGCTCATTTTTACGCCAGATAATTTTATTTGGTCTGTGCCTGTTTGTGGTAAATTAGCCTGTTTTACAATAGTCATAAAAGCTTCTTGGCGTATTTGGTTCCAAACATCTTCTGGCAAATTTTGTTTTAATATTCTTAAATCGTTTCTTAGTTTGGGCTGTTTAATTAATCTTGTGCCTGATGAATTAAATAAAAAGTTAGCTATTTCGGCGGGGTCTTTTTTAAGTTGAAAAGTTCCACTATTTGGCTCAACTTCTGTTAAAGTTCGCAAAATGCCTTTATCTTTCCAACGTGAGGCATAATCTCTATAATTAGCTATAGCTTTTAGTTGCGCGGTTACAGCTTCAGGATTACCGTCAAGTAATTTTTGCTCTACTAAGCCGTCCAAAACGCTGTCTAGTGTATTTTTAAGTTTTATTGCCGCCGCTTGTGCGGGTGAATTTTTTTGAAAGCCGTTTAACTGCCTTCTAATATTAAACAAACTTTTAACATCGCCACCAGAACTTAATATTTCTTCCATTTCATCAATAAGCTTAGAAACATTTTCTATTTCTGTTTTTGGAAAGCCATCAACACTTCTTCTTAAAATGTCACTTACTTCCCCTGCGTGTTCTGTTGGTATAAATGCGTAACCTTTTTCACCCGCTTCTGTAAAAAGTTGCGTTGCCCTTTGTTTTTCAGTTCGCCTTATATTATTCAAGGTTCCTTGAATATTTTCGCCAACTTCTATTGTGGAAGGTTTAGGCGCACCGCCACCCAAAGAAGTTTCTATAGCACCAACATTTTCATTTATACGGTCAGTTTGTTTAGTAATAATGTCATCTATTTTATCTTTATTAGTTGTGCCGTATGTTCCTTTTGTAATCGCATCTTCAAATAATTGGTCGCTTGGGTTGCCTGTTGCCTGCCCCTTAGTCAACGGAACTGGTATCGGCAGACTTTCCGCTTCGGTAACTGAGGCCGCCGCCTGCGCGTCTATTGATTGGCCAACTTTTTCATTTATTTCTTTTGCTAAAGCTTCACTTACACCATCAGGGTCTATGCCATTTGCCCTTAAATTATCTTGTACTGATGTTTTTAGTTGGCCTGTTGTTTTGTCTATTACTTCAAACGGTTTTGATTTTAATTTAGAAACAATGCCACCTAGAATTTTAGCCGCATTGTCCATTCCCGCTTTACCCAAAATCCCGCCTAATGCGCTTAATGGAACATCAAAAATTTTAAAAACGCTACTGGTTAATCTACTACTAATTAATTCAGCTAAAGTTCCTTCAGCCATACCTAACAACGCAGAACCAAAATAACCACCCGCAGGAATACCCATGAGTGCCGCACCGCC